CTTTATTATTCCAACCGTTTGGAGGACCTGGACCAGAACATCAACAACATCCTTACGCGTGGACGAGAGATATTCACCCAACTGTAGCACAAGAGATAGTTAATGCTTTAGCACATAAATATAATATTGTTCATGTTTGCTATGAGTTTCATCCAAAATTACAAAACTGCCATCGTTTTGATAAGACTATAGGAAAGAAAGCTCTCTTTGCTATGACTGCTGGAGTTGAAAAGAGATTATTTATTGATTCTTCTTTACAGCACGCTGCAGCTGCTTTGGGTCGTAAATCTACTGTAGCGTGGGTAGCTACTCAACCTAAGATTTTTGGATATGATATTCATAAAAATATAGGTCCTAAGAAAGAATTCTTAGATGGTCATATTGACTCTTATCTTTTCGATTATAACTTTACCGGAACAATTTACGAGTGTCCTTATAGCAATATGAAAGATATTCATGATGCTGCGCAGATAGTAGCAGCTGTTGAAGCACAAGATCAATAATACGATCCGTATATATCAGTATCGTTAACATCCATATCCATAACATCTGACTTAGATACATTATCTATATCATATGGATTCTCTTCTGTAGGATAGCTCTTACCACTTGATGTAAGTTGATCTGTAAGTGTTGATGATAATACACCGCTGAACGAATTATCGAAGACTTGCTCATTAACCTTCTCGCTTGATAAACCATTCTGGAAAGTAAAGTCTAATCTCTTACCTCTTAATCTATAAATGTAATGACCTAAAATAGGATTAAGAGTAGATATATCTTGATCCATTCTTTCAGTTATTTCATATTTAACTGAACCTCTTCCATTAGGTCTATCACAACCTAATACTGTTAGATCAATTACATCCCCTGCTTTAGGTTCTATCGATTGACCAACAGAAGAATAATCGAAGTAAGCAGAAGCAGCAGAATGAAAGGTACTAATATGGACATAAGCTGTAAATTCATCACCAGGGTCGAAACCAAACTTAGTTAAGTTAACTGCATCATCATTTAACTCTACATACATCTGTACTCCTGAGAGAGGACCTTGATACTGCTTAACTGAATCTTCTCCATAAAGTAGATCAGCAGCAGATAAATTAAAAGTGTTTATATAGTAATCAACAGGTATACCAAAGTTATTAATAAGATCGTTATATGCTTGATCAAAGACTAATTGCTCTGCTTGTAAGTTAGATGGATTAACTAACTGCCCACAAGAAGGAATAGCAGTAGCAGCTAATACTTCTTCTGGGGTACAGTTTAATCTATTTTCGTTACATACAGACATATTATCTTTTGGCTAGCATTCCACATTGGTTACCTTCTTCATCTTCAAACATTTTTACTTCTACACCAGAGTTACCTAATACTTTAGTTTGACCTGGTAAATATTGAACACCATAAGTATTTAGAGTATTAAACAAAGGTACACCCATAAGTTTTATTTGACTAGCAGCTCCGTTTAGAAGATTATTAACATGAGGACATTTATGATTATACTTTTTAGGTAGAGTATTAAGATGTTTTTTGCTTAATCCGACTCTATTAATATTCTTACCTGATCTCATATGTGGATTAAGAAGATCTTCACCTTGATAATATTCAAAAAATGTCTTAAAGTTTTCCATATATATCTTATCATATGATCTAGCTATAATATCGATTAAATTTTCAATTACTTTAGTATTACGTAAAACTTTAAATGCTAAATTCTCGATACTAAACTCTCCCTCTCTTTCCAGTCCCCTCTTTCTCATCTTAGAGATCTTACCCTTTAACTTCTTAGCAACATCATTAAGCTCTCTAGCCTCTTTACCCTTAACTTCGCTTAACATCTCTTCTAGTATCTGAGTATCTTTTACAAATGTATTAGCTTTCTTATAAACATCTTTTAGGTCTACAGAAGGAGGATCATATGAAGGTTTAGTTAACCAGCTATCATCTTGTATAGAATATAAACCAGATGCAGTATGAGGTTCATCTTTATCTTGTACATACATCTCTACATCATGACCTCTAAAGTTAATATTATGTCTTTGATTCCATATAAATCTCTTACCATCTAATGCATCTTTAACTAAATCTTCATCTTCATTGATATCTTTATAATCTATAAGGACATGTACATCTAAGTCGGAAAAATCATTGTAGTTGTAATTACTATTGCTTCCAGTTAAAGTTACATCATGAATCTTAACGTTGTCCAATTCTAATTCATTAATAAAATCTGAGGTAATAGCTAATAATTTTTGCCTTATTTCAGGATCAAAGCTATCATCAGACCAAAACTTTTCATTTAGAGTTTTGTTGTAGATCTTCACACTTATATTTATTAAAAAAGCCCGAAGAGGTCTACTCTACGGGCTCTTTTAATTTAATTATTGAGCTTTTTTTTATTCGAATGCACCTTGGCCGGACTTAAGATTGCCGACTTTATTGCTTCCACCTGTTCCCATATTTACATTGTGGTGAAGCTCTGAACCGGGATCAACTGCTCCTGATGCAGTTTTGCTGCTAGCAGCTCCTTTTGTCTTTAAGTTACCCACTTTGTTCTTTCCTCCTTGGCCCATATCAACTGTATGATGAAGCTCAGAACCAGGATCAATTGCTTCTTCGTCTTCTTCAAAAGATACTGGAGCTTCAAAGTCCTCATCAGGCTCATCATCACCTCCCATAGCTGCCATTAATACTTCATGAAGCTTTTCAGCTACATCTTTTGGAATGGTAACAGTAAGATCTCCACCATCTCCACCGTCGTCATCAGTTTCGATTCCAAGGGCTTCAATTTCAGACATATCCTCGGCATCTTCAAATTCACCGAAGTTTTCGTTAACCATTACTTTATTATAAAGTTTATCAAATACGGAAGGTTTGCTCATAAAATTATTTAGGCCATCGCGTGCAATTTTCTCGTGTTCTCCTAAAATTTCTTCATCTTCTTCACTTTCTTCCTTCTTTTTCTTATCTTTAGCAGCCTTTTTCATAGACTCTTTTTTATCTCCATCACCATCTAAATCAATATAATCAGGCTTTTCTTCATCCTCTTCATCTTCTTCAGGACCTACTACACCAGTTGTAGCTACTTGCCCATAAGTTGGACCTGTCGGCTTAGGCTCTTGACAATCAACTGGATCATTTCCATCTCCATATGAATATCCTTTAATATTATAGATATTGTCTTTTTTATCTTTATCAGACATATTATTTAAGTCAACGAGTGGCTTTCGAAATCCTCCTTGTTCTTCAGGCCCTCCTTTAGTTAAAGGAGCTTCTCCTGTAGTTCCAGCTGGAACATCCTCGTTAACAACTACTTGATTGAAGACATCTTTATATGCTTCACCTAATGACATAAAGTCTTTTCCTTTTGACATGTAATTATTTATGCTCCTTACTAAATATTTCTGTGGCTAGACAAGATAATATGTTCTATATGGGTAATAAAAATTTACCTAACGTTAACTGGAAGGGTGAATATACTAAAGAACAAGTAAAAGACCTTAAAAAAGCAAGTAGTAACATACTATACTTTGCTGAAAACTTCTTTCATATTATTAACTTAGATCGTGGTAAAGAGAAGATTCAGCTTTATAAAGCGCAAAAGAGAGCTCTAAGAAAGATGAGAGATAATCGCTTCTTTTGTTTATTAGCTTCTAGACAGATAGGTAAGTCTACTATGATGACAATCTATATTCTATGGCAAGCATGCTTTAATAATGATCAACGTATACTTTTAGTAGCAAACAAAGAAGCTACTGCCATTGAGATATTTCAAAGGGTTAGAATGGCTTATGAAGAGTTACCTAACTGGTTAAAACCTCCTGTAAAGGAATATGCTAAGACGTCTATGACTTTAGAGAATGGTAGTCGTATAGGTATTACAACTACAACTGGTACAGCTGCTCGTGGTCAATCTGTTAACTGTCTAGTTATTGATGAGATGGCATTTATTGAACCGCATTTAGTTGAAGAGTTTTGGAAGTCGGTCTTTCCTATTATTACTTCTTCTAAAAAATCTAAAGTATTTGTTTGTTCTACTTCTAATGGTACAGCTAACTTATTCTATAAACTTTATACAGGTGCTATAGAGGGTGATAATGGATGGGCTCATGATAAGATAAAATGGGATGAAGTACCGGGTAGAGATGAAGAATGGGCTCAAGCAACGAAAACAGCTATTGGTTCTTCAGAAGCTTGGTTACAAGAATTTGAATGTGAGTTTATACACTCAGGCGAATCTACTCTTGATGACGATCTATTTGAGGAGATGATGTCTAAAGTAATGGAACCTAAAATTATATTAGATGAAGGCCATTACAAGATATGGGAAGAGCCTGATGAGAGTAGAGTGTATGTAGCAGGAGTAGATATATCAGAAGGTGTAGGGGTAGATTCATCTGTTATTCAAATTTTAGACATAACAGATATTAAAGATATTAAGCAAGTAGCTGTCTATAGAAACAATAAGATCCCGCCTTTAGAGTTTACTAATAGATAAAATAGTATCATATGGTAATAAAAATGCTCATAGAAGAAATGTAATGAGAGGAATGATAGCTCATACTAATTCAAAATATAAAGGGGTTCTTAATATGAGATACTTTATGAATGAAGTTAGAGTAGTAACTGTAAGAGAAGAAGATACAGTAACTGAACTAAGAAACTTTGTTCGTTACCCTAACGGTACTTGGAAAGCTAGAGCAGGATTTCATGATGATAGAGTAATGGCTATGTTATATGGATTGTTTATTCTAGAGAAAGAGATTACGGAAAGGTTCTTTGATATAGTAGAAGTTGATGATATGGGCAAACCTTCTGTTATTGAGCCTATGGACTTTGGTATTCAATATTTTGAAGACCCAACTTCTATATATCTAGATGAAGAGATTACCGGTATAGGATCTAATAATGTATCAGCAGTAGTATTTGGTATGGGTGAAGAGGTATCAGATGATATGGATGATTTAAGATCTATGGGATTTACTTTCTTAGGAGAAAATCCTCAAGATAATTGGCAAGCGGGTATACCGAAGCAGCTATAAATATATACATGGCAAGGAATACTATGCAGCAGTCAATGCTGAACAAATCAAGAGCTGATAAGTTTTTATTAGTTTTTGATGTACCACCTATTTTAAAAGAGTTTAGTAAAAAGTTTAATCAAACTAATGATAGTTTAATACCTGACTCAGTACAATTTTCAATATTTGGTGCTGCAGTACCAGAAGTTAACGTACCTGCTGTTGAAAATAGATATGCTGGTAATACATTATATGTTTCATCTCATTCAAAAAATCCATATCCTCCTGTATCTATAGGATTTAAAATAGATAACGAATATAAAAATTACTATGCAATATATTCATGGCTCAATTTATTGCATGATCAATATGAAGGAAGATATAATGCGCGTGAGATAAACGAAAATTTTCCTGATTTTCAGGATTATCAGACTGATTTAACTATTTTTGGTAAGGATGAATTTAATAATAATCGTATAAAATTTACATATACTAAAGCGTTTCCTACGTCAGTTAACGCTATAGATTATAGTTATACTGATGCTGACGAAATAACTTCAGGATTTACATTTGTATACTCACAATTACACACAGAAGTTATCAATTTTTGAAATTATTATACTGAATTAGGATAAATAATTTTATGGCACAGCGTACTATTAACTCACCTGGAGTAGAAATAAGAGAATCAGATCTTTCCTTTACAACACCTGCACCTGCCGGAACTAGCGTTTATGTAACCGGTTTCGCTCAGCAAGGTCCCATCGATGAAGTCTTACTTATAACCACTAAACAAGAATTAGTTCAAATATATGGTCCCCCCACTAATGCTGCAGAAAGATACTTTCATTACACTTTAACTGAACTTTTAAATTCACCTGCTACTGTTTACGCTGGTAGACTGCCATATGGTACAGGTACTGGAGATGGATTTGGATCTAAGTATTCTGCTTTAGCTTATTCTGTTTCAGCAGTAAAAGTAGACGCTGCTGGTGAGTTAGAAAAAACTACAACTCTTGCAAACGCAAGTTCAGGTCTTTATATCGTAGGAGCTCCTTCACACTTCGAATTAACTGAAAGCCAATATTTACAACTACTAGATGGTTCTGGGTTAGCTTGGTCTAATGATGCCCTGTCCGCTAGTGTTGCTCCTACAAGCTTTTCAGATATTGGTAATGCTGGGTTTATTGTTTTAAACAAAACTCAATTAGCTAATAACGATGGATTTGAAGGTACATATGTTGGTGTATTAGATAATACCCAAAACCCAGCTACACCGTTTAATGCTATTACAGGTGTAAATATATTAACTGCAGCATCAGCTAATGTCGCTCCTGGTAATTATACAGCTCTACCAACAAGTACATTAACATTTGATTTATCTTCCTCTCAAACAGATGGATCAGGACAAAGTATTTCACGTGTAATGGAAAACTTAACTGACTATGATTTAGACGGTAGAACATATGATGATTACATTCAATTTGGTGTATTTAAACTTCGTAAGTCAATTTACGCTAATGAAGCAACTAAGCTCGATTATGTATTAACAGATATTATAACAGGTTCTATAAATGCTAATAGAACCCAGCTTAATCCTAATGGAGGAGCTGATGTTTCAGCATTCGTTGGTAATCAAGACTCACAAAATATTAAAGTCTTAGTTAATGATAATATATCTAATAGATTATTAGGTAATAATAGCTTAGACTCTTTAGGGCGTCCTATTTTGAAGCTTAAGACAAAAGGAGGTTTAAGAAATGCAACAGCTGCTAATACTGGTTTTTCGGCATACCCACCGACTGCTGTATCTGGAAGTGCAGGAGCATTGTCCGGATTAGCTAAAATTCCTAATACAGCTGATTTATTCCCGTTAGGTCAATTTACTAATCAGAAAGTAACTACTAAAATTCTCGGTGATATTCCATCTAAGCTTGAAAGATCGCTCGATAATATTAAGAACGACGAAGTTTATAATATAGATATTGTAGCTGAAGCTGGTTTAGGTACTATTCATGCAGTTGCAAGTGCTTCAGCTCCTGCTAATAGAGTATATTATGACGATGAGGATTATAGCTCTACTATTGCAACTGCTGTTAATGGATTAAGAACATCTGGTGATATATCAGGTACTGCTTCTTCAGTTACATTAAGAAATAATTACTCTACAATCTTTAATAAGTTTGAGAAGTTTGTTAAGCCACCATATGAAGGTGGTGATAGAGGTGATTGCATTTTTGTAGCAGATCCTATTAGACAGATTGTTATAAAAGGACGTAATACTAAGCCGTTAGCTGATAAAACTAAGAACTTCCAAACTGAAATTTATTGGCCAATCAGACATCAGTTTGAGAATGAAAATACTTCTTATGCTACAACTTATGGTAACTGGATGGCAGTTAATGATAGTTATGCTGGTAAGCAATGCTGGGTTCCATCATCTGGATTTGCTGCAGCTGCAATGGCTAGAACAGATGCAATTGCATTCCCATGGTTTGCACCAGCAGGCTTTACTAGAGGGTTAGTTTCATTTGCTAATGATATTGCAGTTAATCCTAATCAAAAGCAGCGTGATGAATTTTACAAAGCTAATATTAACCCAATAGCTCAATTCCCAGGATCGGGAATCGTAATATTCGGTCAGAAAACTTTACAGAAGAGACCGAGTGCATTCGATAGAATTAACGTTAGAAGATTATTCTTATCATTAGAAAGACCTACTAAGCAGTTAGCTCGTCAGTTTGTATTTGAGCAAAACTCAGAGTTTACTAGAACTAGATTAGTAAATGCTTTAACACCTCTGTTTGAAAGAGCTAAGAACAATGAAGGATTATTTGATTACTTGATTGTTTGCGACGAAAGAAACAATACTCCAGCAGTTATCGATGCTAATGAGCTTGTGGTAGATATTTACCTCAAGCCAACGAGAACAGCAGAGTTTATCTTAGTTAACTTCTACGCTACTAGAACAGATGCTAATTTTCAAGAGTTAATTAGCGGTTAAACAATAAGAACTATTAAATATTATTATGGCAACAACAATTCAAAACTTCTTTACTAAAGCAGCTGAAAATCAATTTTCAAGAGATTTTCTATTTCGAGTTAGAAACATATCATTAACTGGTGGAGTAGAATTCGTTGGTGATAATGATTTAGTTTATGCTAAGACTGCAACTCTACCAGGAAGAAATATCGACAGTAAGACAGTAAACTATTTTGGACAAGAGTTTCAAGTACCAGGTAGATCTACTTACCCTACAGCTGGAGGCTATACTATTAGTTTTTATCATGATGAAGATTGTGCTTTAAGAACTAAATTTGAAGCTGCATCAAGACTTGTATTTAACAACGAAACTTCTGTTGGTGAATATGGAATGCCCGGTACGGAGTCTGTCATTAACTTAGTACAAATAGATAAACAACTTAACGATGTTAGAAATATAGAGCTTGTTGGTGCTTCTATTAGAAACATTAGTGATGTTGAATACTCGATTGCCGATGGTACAGGCGATGTTCTAAGCTTTGACGTAACGTTTGCATACCACTTCTATAGAGACTTTGCTACATCATAAATTACTTTCGCGATTAAATATTATTAATGGCGCGTGAAACACTTGAATTCCTAGATGGTTATAGCAATAGTGAAGAATTCTTTCTTGCACATCCATTTCTATGGAAAGTAACGTTTGAATATGACGCTTCTCTAATAGCCAACGTTAATGATGCTATAGGTAAAGCATATAGTAATTCTGATGATTGGCGCGCTATTACTGAACCTGATAGGTTTACAAGACATGGTAATGTATTAGTTGCGAGAAGTGTTACTGTACCACCAGAAAATTCACAATTTGATATTGCTGGTTCTCAAAATTTAGGTGGCTTCCTTCCTGGTTACGCTCTTAACAAAAGAACTGATTTCTTATCTAAAAACTTAGCAATTAACTTTTTAGACACACAAGATGATATTGAACACAATTTCTTTAGGCCTTGGATGATAGCTGTAGGTATAGACGGACTAATTAATAGAAGGTTATTATGTAATGTAACTTTAAGACAGTATAATAATAAGATGGAGTTAAGAAAGGGTTATAGATTTATAGAGGTTTTCCCTACTAATGTAGAGGGATATACTTTATCTTATAATGATGAGACGTTTCAAGAGAAATCAGTTACGTTTGCATTTAAAGAATACAAGCCTCTTAAAAAAGAATCAAGATCAGGACGAAGAAATACAGGTGCTCCTCGAAGAGATATAGATGCTTCTTTGTTTGATTCGTTTGATATTGCTCAACGTGGTGTCTAGAATAATAGGGGTTAACTCATAATTATAAACATGGATCACGTGTTTCAACTTCCTAACGGGAAGAGTGTCACTGTAAAAGAGTTTTTATATAAAGATGTAAAGGAGTTCTTTTACGATAAGCCTCTTGAAGCTAAGGCTGAATTTTTAAACTCTTTTATAAAAACTAAGAATTTAAATGTATTAGAGAAGTTTATTGTTTTAGTTAAGTTGAGGGAAAGATGTATTAAGCAATCTGTTACCTTAAACATTAATGGTACAGATAAAGATGTAGATTTAGAATATGTTCTTAAAGCGTTTAATGAAATATTAGATATTAGAGAAGAAGTTCAAATAGATAACTTAAAATTAGTTCTAGATTATCCTACAGAATTTATAATAGCTACTGATAATATATTTAAAGTTATACAAACTATTGAAATAGATGATGAGCTAGTAGATCTAAATTCAGTAACTTCTGAAGAGTTTAATTTAATTACAAGCTCACTTCCTGCACAAGTATTACAAACTATAACTGATTTTTATAATAGAAAAAAGAAAGCATTAGTAGTTTCAGCCTTTGAAAACGCTAATATTGAGATAAACTTTTTAAACTCTTCTCCTTTTTACTTTCTTGATACCTTATATAAATGTATAGATCCAAATACGTATAGAGAATATCTATTTGTTCTTAGTAAAAGAATAAGAGATGTTACGTTTTTAGCCAATAGCACCTTTATAGATATATTAGATTATATAGATCTATATAAAAGAGAGAGCGAGGATGAGCAAGAGAAAGTTGCAAAAATAAAATAAGAGTTAAATAATAGTATGTCTAACACTAAAGATTTTATCTCTAAATTAACTGAGTTAAAGAAAAATTTTAAGATTTTTGTTCCATCTGTGAATAAGAATGTTGATGCGACGCAAATAAATCTAAAGCAACAAAAAGATATTATATCCACAGCTGTAAATGGAGTTGTTGGTGCTTTACAATTTACTAAAGCAGTTAATGATGTAATTGTAGATAATGTAGATGGTGATAATTTTTATACGTTTGATAGAGTGCCGGTTTTACTAGCATTAAGACAACAATCATTAGGTAGTAATATAAAAGATTCAAAAGATAACATCGTCTCTATAGATAATTTTATTAGTAAAGCGAAAGACGCGCCAAAGTTTGAGCTTAAAAAAGAGGTTAGTATTGATTCTATTAAAGTAAAATTAAAGCTTCCTACTTTAAAGGATGAAAATGTTATTCTTAAAAGATGTATTTCGGAGATAGAGAATTTAAAAAGTGATAGTCTATCGGATGCGATGGGGTTGATTTACATTTTTGAAATTATTAAAGTAATTGAGTCGGTTTCTGTAGGTGAAGAAGAAGTCGAGTTTAATAATTTAAAGGTAGCTGATAGATTTAAAATTATTGAGCAGTTACCATTAGAGTTGTATGATAAGATAACAGGATTTTTATCACAAGTAACTCAATATGATAAGAAGATTTTAACTAACGACGAGTCTACTATAGTTATAGATGCTACTTTGTTTGATGCCACGGTTGATGCATAAATATATATGTGTCAGATAGTTTCATAAATAAATTAGGCGATGCATTTTCTGGTGAAACTGCTAAAGATTCTATATCTAAAAATATAATTAAAAAAGTTAATCCTCAGCTTAGCTCTAATGAAAAAAGAAGATTACAGGTCGAGTCTACTATATTTGCAGAAACGTTAATAAATTTACAGAGGAAAGAGAAAAAGGATACATTTGGTGAGACTAAAACTAAAAAAGATACTCCTATAGATAAAGCCACTAATGTAATTAAAGAGGGGGAAGCAAAAGAAAAGGCACCTAAGTTAAAATTACCAGTTATGCTAGGATTAGCAGCAGGTATTACAGCTTTTGCTGTTTGGATTTCTGAATTCTTAGGACCTGTAGGAGAGTTTGTATCTAAGGTTTTACCTAAGCTTCTCAAACCTTTAGGT